TGATTACATGGCAGAAATAACGTGCCTGAAACATATATGGAAAAACATCCACCAATTAAAATACAGAATTATGGTTAATGGAAAGCGTACTAACGGAAACAAAAAAATAACTGTTACATTTGAGCTTGCAAAAAACGGAGATATACACACCGGAGACTGGGTTGGTAGCGAGAAGCATACCGTTGTTAAATCCTTTATGAAATCACTGGGAGCTGGAAACCTAAAGCCGTTCGACCTTGCAAGAATCGCATCAGAAAGAATCGAATTGAACCGATAAAAAGGAGAAGCAGGGGAATGGTGGACATCATTTCATACCTCAAATTTTAAGGAGCTTATACAATATGAAACCACAAACACTAGAATAAGCAATCACGGCTGGCTTGGGGCTCTGGCTTATTTATCCGCTTAGACAAAACAGCCTCACAATTTGTCCCAAAAAGTAGCATAATAGACAAAATCCCACAACATATGGTATTGTTCCCGCTGTTTAAACACTACGGGAACTTTTACTATGGCCGACTACACCGGAACCGGAGCAGAGGGCGACTTCTACTCAAACCCAAACCCAGCGCGCAACCGCGAGATTCAGACAGAGCAGGACAAGCTCCCAATCGAGATGACGCGCGAAAACCCGCACTACTCTGCCCGCAAGTGGCAAATGAACACAAACATCATGGCGGTTGAAGGCGGTCGACCATACGTTGACGCTCGACTGACGCGATACGCAGGTGAATCCAAGATCGACTGGGTCGGTGGAACTCGCTCTGACGGTTCGCGCGTAACCGGGAGACTGCAACAGAGCCACTCCTTCCCATACCCGCGTCGAATCTGCGATAAGCTTAACCAGTACGTCTTTAATGAAGAGCCAGCGCGAGACGGCATTGATGAGTCCTTCAAGCTCGACGCATCCGCAGACGGCTCAAGCATCAACGATCTGATGATCCAAGCAAACGACTTCAGAACATCGTGCGGGTGGTGCTGGATTGGCGTTGACATGCCAGACATTGGTGACGCGCCAATCTCACAAGCCGACGTTCGCTCACAGAAAATCCGGCCTTATTGGAGCATCTATTCCCCGCTCGAAGTCAAAGATTGGAAGTTTGACGCAATCGGAAACCTGCTCTGGCTCATCACAGAGGGCATGGAATACGAGTCGACCATTCCGACAGTGCAACCGCAAACCGTTAAGGTTCGTCGAATCTGGACAAAGGGAGCGGTTCAGGTAATCAAATCGGTTAAGAACAAAGAGGGCAAGTGGGAGATCAGATCGCGCGAGGACAAGGTGCGCGCATATCAGCCAATCCCGTTCGTACTTGTTGGCGAAACGTTCTCTGGCGGGTACGCATTTGACGACATCGAGTCAATCAACCGCTCAATCATGGATCTGGAAAGCGTAAACCGAGCGAACTTCTTCAGGTCTAGCTATCCGCAACCAGTACTTCCGGCTTCCGTATTGCAGAACGTTGCGGACTCATACGGGACAGACGTTGCAGGAGCTTCTGAGCTTGTTTTTGGTATGAACTATCCGATCCTCGTATCTGAAGGCGACATTTCCCCGTTCTACCTAATGCCGGACGCATCTGCACTCAAAGCACCGCGCGAAGAGATCCAGTCGCTCAAAAAGAACATGTTTGATTCCGTCGGGCTAATGCTTCAGAACGACAGCAAGCAGGTCGCATCGGCAGAGTCTAAAGCATGGGACTTCTTGGACGTTGCGCAGGTAATGAAGGCGCGCGCACAGATCCTTGAGGACGCGGAGACACGCGCGGCGAAGATCACGAACGAAATGGACAGGTCCATTCCATTGTGGACGCCGGTTTACAATCGCGACTTTGACATCGGAGACTTTGAGCAGGAAATCAGCGCGCTAATAATGACTGTCAACGCTCCAATGCCGGTTGAAATGAGCCGTTTAATCCTCGAAAAGATCGTTAATCGGCTCGACCGCATCGGCTCTGGCATGAGCGACGAACAGCGCGATGTCGTGCTTGACGCAATCAAAAACTTCGACCCGAACGCATTTGGCATCGCGCCGATGGAGGGCGACGACGAGACATAATAAGATTTAACGGCAACACCCACGCCGTAAAGTGGGCGACTCGGCGAACACAGGCCGTTGATTGTGTTATTGGTTAGCGACGACCACAACATCGCAGGAGTAAAGAAGAATGGACAGAGCAGAAGCACTAAAGAAGGCAGAAGCAGGCGAGATTAACGCCGAGATTTTAGCGGCGTTGACGGGCGATGACGGTTCGGCGGCACGCTTGGCGGCACTTGAAGCCAAGCTGGAAGCAGAATCTGGCAAAGCTGGCGGAATCCTTGAGGCAAAGAAGAAAGCGCAAGCTGAAGCGGCGGCATTGCAGGCGAAAATTGACGAGTTAGAAAGCAGGGATCTCGGAGAAGTAGAGAAGCTAAAGCTCGAAATGCAACGCATGCAGTCAAAGCTAGAGCAGGCGGAATCCGCAAAGGCAGAACTTGAGGCAACGTTCACGGCTGAGAAGAGGGCGAACGCTCTTAACAAAGTCGGATCAGAGTTCAAGTGGATGGACACGGTTCCAAAGAACATGCGCGATCTCATCATAAAAAATGAGTTCGACGGCCTCGATCTTGGAAACGAGGTTCTTGTGGCTGATAAAGTGAAGTCTATTCGTGAAACGTATGCAAGCCAGCTTGCCGCAGATGTGCCGGGTGGCACTGGAGCGCGGGCGGGAGATGCAACGGGTCAAAGTACAAATAACGCGCCGATTCTCGACAAGATGGCTGGCATGAGCGACAAGGAAATCCTTGCAAACTCTGCCGCATTGTTGGCGGCGGCGAATGAAGCAGGCTAATCAAAATAACAAAAAGGACACACAATGGCACTTGATAATGTAATTCCAGAAGTATGGCGCAAAACCGTACTTGCAGCACTTCGCGAAAGCTTAGTATTCCGCTCAGTAGCAAACCTGAACTTTAAACAAGAAGTCTGGGGCATGGGCGACACACTGCATATTTTAAGCATGGGCGCACTAGCCGATGCCGAGTATGGCTCTGAGAACATCACCTATTCCGACCCGTCTGACAGCACCGTTGATCTGTTGATCGACAAAGCACAGTACGTCGCATGGAAGGTTGAAGACTCATCCAAAGCAAAAACAAACGTAGACTTCCAGAGCGAATTGCTACAGGACGCTGGCCATCAGCTCGCTGATTACTGGGACGCGCTTGGAATGGCAGAATACGCGAACGCAACGCTTGACAGCTACAGCACCGGAACGACTGACTGGCAGTTTACCAACACCACTGCGGCAAACATCCCGGCTTTCTATGCTGCGATTCGTCGTCAGCTGAAAACGGCAAAAGCTCCAATGGGTCAGCCATTCGTGATCGGTACGCCTGAACTCGAAGAAGCAACAAACCTGTATTTCGGCGGCAAGCTTGCTTCCGCGAAATCAGACGAAATTGTGACCAACGGATTCGCTGGCAAATTCTTCGGCACCAACCTTTACACAAGCTTGAATTGTGTAACCGTATCCACAACGGATCACGGTCTGGCTGGTATTGAAGGCGCATCTATTGCATTAGCTGACGATGTGATCACCGACGAAGGCATCCGCCTCGAAGGTCGTATTGCAACTGGACATCGCATGTTGACCATCGGTGGAATTAAAACCTACCGCCCTGCAATCAGCATCGACGTGAACCTGAACTCGACCACCATCGCAACGAGCTAACATAACGGGGGAGGAAACTCCCCTTAATTTTAAAAAGGAAACACTATGAAACAAGCATTAGTATTCATTTCTGCATTTGTCGTCGCACTTGCAGTATTCGGCGGAGATTACACCCCTGTAACTGAAGAATCAGCATCGTCCATCACCGCAGCCGTAACGGTTGCAACGGGCGGTTCTGTGATCGCTTCTGGAACTGGATATGTTGCAGGAACTCCTCAAGTTTCAGCAGCGACCAACGTCGTTTCAACAAGCTTCACGCCACAGTATGCTGGCCAGCTGTTGATCGGTACTGTCAGCAATCTCGTTTATGTTGCTGAAGATACCACGACTAACGGATGGGTTCAGCTGTCTAACTAATCGGCACACAGAGGCGGGACGACCACCGCCTCGACTATTTTAAGGAGTAACCATGGGCGACTACACACCAAACACGAAATACAAGCACGAAGAAAAAGCACCAGAAGCACCGAAGGCAGAAGTTAAAGCCGAAGAAGTAGCCGAAACGCCAGTTCCTGCTGTTTCAAAACAAGCAACGGTTAAAAAGGCATCAAAAAAGAAGGCGTAAAAAATGGCCTACACAAAAACCATAGCAGACGCAAATACATACTTCGGGACTGACAACCATATCCGCGCGTATGATTGGTCGCAGTACACAACCGCAGAACGAACGGCAGGGCTTGCACAGGCACAGCGCGAGATAGAGACATTCTTTGCCCGCGATCTGGTTGATCCTGCGTCTGGCGACCGCTACAGGGACGATTACGCATGCTTTGAGCAAACCTTGTTCATCCTCGATAACACGGTTCGCACTCGCGCGACTGAGACAGATGCAGAGCTTGTTGAAACCTCTGACACCGAACAGCGCGACAAGTATTACGGCGTAACCATGTGTCCAATGGCGATGAGATACTTGGCAATCCCACGACCAAAAATCGTTAGGGGCTAGTAAATGCCACAAGACGCATCAAAGATACTCAAAGACCAGATCAAGGCAGGTGAAAAAGACCTGCTTCGTTTGGTAAAAGAGTCGAAGCAGAACATCGAAGGCAAGATCCGTGACGCGCTTGCAAAGGGCAATTTTGCGTCTGCCGCTGCGACAAGGAACGGTCTATATGCTGGAATCGTTTCAGAATACGTCAGGCTCAATCGAAAGGTTGACGGATGGGTTGACGACCGTTCACGGACGGTTTCTAAAGCTTGGCACACGCTTGCGGTCGAAGATCTGCCAGCAGGTAAGGGTGCCACATTCGGAGCGTTCTCAAGGCAGTATCTCGACAACATCGTCGCCAAGGTAAACCCGTCAACCGCAGACCGGCGCGTATTGTTAAACCCTCGAATCGGCTCAATGGCAAAGAACGACATCGATGCAATCAGAGTCGCGGTTGTTGACACCATGCGAAAAGGCGCAATCGAGGGGCTTACGACTCCTGAGATGGCCGCTGAGATGAAAAAGAAGATAGAAAATATTTCGCCATCACTCGTAATCAAGGACACTCTTGGCAGAACAATCAAGGCGGACGCATATTTTGCGATGCTTAACCGCACAATCACCGCAAATGTTGCGCGGGAAACTTACATCCAGACGAGCGTCGACGCTGGATATGATTTACAGCAGGTCGAAGGCGGGATCACGGCAGGCAGTTTGGAACCGGGCGATCCATGTTCGAGATGGGCTGGCAAGATTCTTTCAACGACCGGCGCGACAAAAGGCTATCCGA